CGGTACATTTGTATTAAATGCTGAAGTAGGCGAGATACCAACCATTGAATTTACAATGCTTGGCATTTACAATGCTCCTACTGATACAGCCGCACCAGCCACTACATATACCAACCAAGCAACGCCTTTAATCTTTAAAGCTGGTAGCACTACCGCGTTTTCAATCTTGGGTTACAGCGGTTGCTTGATGTCGCTTGAACTTGATATGGCGAATGAAACCGTTTATCGGGAACTGGTTGGTTGCGATAAATCAGTAATTATTACTAACCGTGCTGTTGAAGGCACTTGCATGATTGAAGCGCCGACAATTGCGCAAAAAGATTTCTTTACTATTGCCAACGATGATACCACCGGCATTTTAACCATGTTGCATGGTACAACTGCTGGCAACCGCGTTACGCTATTGGCGCCAAAGGTTGACATTGGCAACCCTTCATACGAAGATAGCGATGGCATCCAAATGCTAAGCTTGCCATTTGCCGCTATTCCTACTAGCGCAGGCAATGACGAAGTTTCACTAACCTTTGCTTAAACCATTCAATGGCATTTGTATTAAAGCAATCCAGCAGCTATAGCTGGCCGGTTAGCGTTAAGTTACCGGCTGATGGCGGCAAGTTTGAAAAGCAAACCTTTGATGCTCAATTTAAACGGTTGCCACAAGCACGCATTAATGAAATTCAAGTTGATGTGCAAACACGTATTAAAGCAGCAGAACGCAATGAACCGTTAGAAGGTGGCATTAGTGACCAGTCAATTGCCGATGAATTATTGGTTGGATGGGAAGGTGTAGTTGATAGCGATGGCGATGAAATTTTATTTTCTGAAGAATTAAAAGAACAATTGCTTGATATCCCAACAGTAGCAGCAGCTATTATTGTGGCTTATTTTGATAGTTTGACTGGAAGTAAAGCAAAAAACTAATAGGCGCTGCCCAGCATTGGATTAAGGGCGGCGTGATTGATAAAACGCTTGATGATGCTGCGGTATTAGGTGTCCAACTTGACCATACGCCTGAACCAGAGTATTTTGAAATTGAACCTGAGGCATGGCCAGCAATGCAGGCATTCCTTGCATGCCAAACCCAATGGCGAATGGGTCCAAATGGACCGGTAGGGTTAGATTACACAGCAGTGGCGTGGGTGTTTAGACTGTATAAGATAGCCAACCCAGCCGCTGTGCTTGCTGATATGCAAATCATTGAAAACGAAATTTTGGCAGCTATTCACAAAAAGGAGGGCTGATCATGGCGCTTGATATGAATGCTGCTGTAAAAATCCAAGCTAGTGTCGATGGCATTGCATCCATTAATGGGCTAGAAAAAAGTTTAGACCGTGTTGATAAGCAGGCAGGTGGTTTGCAGGGCACATTCAATCGAGTTAAAGGCGCCGCAGGTGGTTTAACTAGCTCATTAGGTGGATTGGTGCCTGCGATTGGGTTAGCGGGCCTTGGCGCCTTAGGTAAGCGGTCAATTGATGCAGCAGATAATTTAAATGATTTAAGCCAGCGCACTGGTGTTGGGGTTGAAACGCTGGATAAATTTGGCAAGGCTGCTAATGATAGTGGCAGCAGTTTAGAAGAAGTAGCAAAATCAATGGGTAAGCTAGCTAAAGGCATAGTTGACCCGGCATCAAAAACAAATGAAGCATTAAAATCTATTGGAGTTAGTTCAACTGATGCGCAAGGCAAGATTCGTGGTGTTGATGCCATCATGCTGGATTTAGCGGATAAGTTTTCTAAGATGCCAGATGGCGTAGAAAAAACAGCATTAGCAATGGAGATATTTGGCAAATCAGGCGCTAATATAATTCCTATGTTGAATGAAGGTAAAGAGGCATTAAATGGATATTCGGCAACAATTGATAAAGATATGGCCGAAGCAGCAGATAAATTTAATGATTCTATTAACAAGGTAACATCATCAATATCTGGGCCATTTAATCAAGCCATAACTGCATTGTTGCCAACTATAACAAAATTAGCTGAAGGCATTGCTGCTGCTGCCACAGCTTTTAGCAAATTACCAGAACCAGTGCAAACCATAATTGGCGCCGTAGCAGGATTAGCGGCGGCTTTTGTCGTTTTAGCACCGGCTATAAATGCAATTATTGGTATTTTTACGGTATTAGGCGGGCTGTTTGCAGGCGGCGGCGTATTTGCCACAATTGCCGGATCACTTGGTGCTTTAGGGCCTGTTGTGGCTGCTATTGGCAGCGCTTTAAGTGGGCTAGGAACTATTTTGGTCGGGATATTCACGGGTCCTGTAGGCTGGGCAGCATTGCTGATAGCAGCAGGCGTTGCAATTTATGCATTTAGAGACCAAGTTGGCGCAGCAATTAATGCCATTGTTGAATTGTATAAACAATTTTTCACAATGATATACAATAATTTTATCAAGCCTTACATGGACGCTCACGCAGCGTTAACGCAATATATTGTTGAAAATTTTATTAAGCCAACGGCAACGGCTATATCAAGTTTTGCAACTGCTGCATACCAATACATTAATACAAATTTTATAGAACCAGCCAAAAAAGTATTTACAGCAGTAACAACTTTTATAAGTGAAAAATTTGTCAAACCGGTGCAAGATACAATAAACGGCATGATAAAAAACATTGGCACTGCATTCCAATCAATTAAAGACGCAATCACAAAACCATTTGAAATTGCTATGCAAACGATGAAAGGCATAGTGAACAGCATTTTAAATGGTATTGGTAATGCTATAAGCAGTGTAGTAAACGCAATTAATAACGTAATCCAAGGTGCTAACCGAGCGTTAGCAACTTTAAAGTTGCCAAAAATTGATTATTTACCCCAGCCTCAATTGCCAAGATTCGCTAAAGGCGGCGTCGTGGACAGCCCTACCCTTGCGATGGTAGGCGAAGGCGGTGAGCGCGAATATATAATTCCTGAATCTAAGATGGCTGCTGCAAGCGCTAATTACATGAGCGGCGCACGCGGTGGAGCGGTGATACCAGCATTCGCTAATGGCGGTGTTGTAGGACCATCCAGGATGGCACAAGGTCGCAACAGCACAGCCACTATTAAGCCGCAGATAAGTATCCAAACCGGGCCGGTGATGCAAATGAATGGGACTAATTACGTTACGATGCAAGACCTAGGCCGTGCCGTGCAAATCGGCGTTAGGCAAACAATAGGCATAATTCAAGGTGATATGAATATGCGCAGCCAGATGGGGTTAAGCTAGTGGCAGATTATGATATTATGAGCTTTATGGAATATTACACCGATAGGGATACCGCAGTTGACCCTATTAGCGGGTTGCGGATACCAACAAAGCAATGGCAAAACTTTTATCAATTACCGCAAATTTTAAGTACTGATACTGATGTTGGCGGCGAATACATTTACTTACCATTTGATGTAAGCGGTTTTGGTTTGACGCAGGCAGCATCGGTAAATGATTTAAATGTATCAATCGGCGGTAGGCAAGGTATTGTAGATACAACTGAAGAAGCAATGGGAAGCGATAATTTAATTATTGCATTCCTTTATATCCAAGACGTTGGCTTTGATTCATTTAATGGTGCCAGCGCAGAATTGATAAGTGTGTTTATTGGTAGTATTGTTGGCGCTAGCCTTACGGATGAAACCGTGCAATGGACAGTGAACCCAGCAATAAATAAGCTAAAATCACAAGTGCCAACACGTAAGATAACAGCAGACATGCTGATGCGGCAGATAGGCTCATGACTGAAATTATAATTGGCTTTGATTTAAGTGTTACCTGTGCCGATGGTACAACACGCGATGGCGTAGTATTTAAAGTTATAGATGATATGCCAATATATGAAACCCCAGACGGCGAACATCTGAAAGGTAGCACTAAGGTAATTACAATCCAATGCGGAAAATTTATTGCTGGTATGCAATTGATGATGGCTGCAATTTTTAAATATAAAAAGGAGGATTAATCATGGCATCTGGAGGGAACACTATTGGACCAGAATATATAGTTGGTACACCGGGGGACTTTAATTCTGCTAATTATGGTGACGATGAGTTTGCGAATTATTTTAAAGGACCAGCACAAGACCCAGCGTCGCTTTTATATGCTGGCATGACGCAAGGCCACGGTGGCCTTATATCTATTGCCTTAGCAGCACAAAAAGTAGATAGATTCAACGCATCAGCTAGACAACATAATGAAAGAGTATTAGCAGCAAGAGCGCAAAAAAAATCACCAGTTGGTGAGACTGCGGTTGCAAATGATAACTTACCAACAAAAAGCAAGAAGCCACAACCTGATATAAGTAAAGAACAAACTGTTGCTACTGCTGGTGATACAGTCCCGATTATATTTTGTAAACGTGTTAACGATGCAGGTGGGACATGGATACAACCGCCGATGATTAAGACAGGCTCTGATCTTTTTGTTGGTTGTTTTATTTATGTAATTAGCCAAGGCGAAATGGCGAGCAGTCCAGCTAAACAGTATTCATGGGTTGGCAATAGAAATATTAAATTTTTAACAGACCAAACAATTACTTTAACGCATTACTACGAAACTGTAGCAACGTTAGCGGCAGCAACTAATACATGCCCTATTGCGGCTGGCGGCAAAATATTCTGCGATTTGAATACATATTCATATGTAGAACCAATTGTAAAAGTTGGCACCCATACCATACGACTACCAGATGTTTCTGCATTCTATTTAGAAGAAGTTGACATTACCAGAGGTACTGGTGATGTCACAAACTCAGTTCTTAAAACTACTTTTGCCGATGTAACAGTTTATGATAGCGCAACAGGTACAGATATTACCGCGGCATGGCTTACAAGCGGGGGGATTACCAACCCCGCCACTACATTTAGATATTGGAATTTAAATTATACAACAAACACACCGTACGCTGTTGGAGTGACACGAGTATTCCCTGGCGGAGGCGCATTTATTCCGCCAGATCCTACAATATGGACAGATGTAGGTTCAACTGGACCAATTACATTGGTTTGGGAAAATATAGCACTTGTCAACCAATATAATCCAGCATTACCAGCGAGCACTGGCACACTTGAAGGTGTGCAAACTGAGGTATTTTTAAGCAAATACGATGACCCTTCAGATCCACCTAGCACAGCAGATTATACAAATTTTGCAGATATTACATTCTTGCAAATTAATGGTGATATTTACGACCCGCCAGATAATGGCAGTTACCCAACAACAACTAGGCAGATATGTTTATATTATGAAAATGGCGTTAATGTAGACCTTTACAGCGGCGGCTTGGTTTCAGGTCAATACGCGGTTGGGCCAAGCAATCAATTTGTAGATTTTGCAATGCTATTATTTACGCAATTAAAACGCGCTAATGGCAGTGCTACATTTGATATTGCAATGCCAATTAATGTAACTAATATGCAAAATTTAGCAACATTTGCTAATCAATACGGGTTGCATTTTAATGGGATGTTAGAGCAGTCTGTAAATGTAATTGATTATATATCTAGCACTGCACCATTCTTTCTGTTATCATTTATTTCTGTTGGCGGCCAATACCGATTGGAGCCCCTGTTGCCTCTGAATGGCAGTTATGCAATACAGACAACCGCAATAACACCTGTCATTGTATTTGATGAAGATAATATATTGCCTGGCAGTTATAGCAAGGTGTATTTTAATTTAGACGAACGGCGCAATGTGCGCGTATCATTGCTATGGCGTGAAGCAGACCCATTGATTATTGGCATCCAAAGAACCACTAGCATTAGATACACCGCAACTGTTAGTGATGCACCAATTGTTCAATACGATATGACTGATTTTTGCACTAGCGCTGCTCATGCTACGATGTATGGCAAATACGAATTAGCAAGGCGTAAATATTCAACGCATAGCATATCATTGCAAACACCATTATTAACCACTGCATTAAAGCCAACTAGTATTATAAAAGTAGAACGTCAGCGGGTCAACAGCCACGGCAATAACCGCACCGAAATAGACCATTACCAAGTCACTGACATTAAGCACGAAACATTTGGCATAACATCAATTACGGCTGAGCACTTCCCGCTTAATGCAAGTAATATTAGTGTTATAAGCGACGAGATATTAAACGGTTCATTTGAGGTAATCTGATGGCAACCTTCCCTTCACTGACGCCAAACTCAAGAACATTGGATTTAGGTAATTATCCGCAAACTGTTCATGTTGCAGCTAGTGGTATTAATTTAAGATTTTTGCAAGGCTCAAAACGTATCAATCAAATTCTAACACTTGGCTATTCCCAGATTACTGAAACTGATTTGCAATTAATTTATACGCATTATGAAACGCAAGAAGGTACATTGGTCCCATTTGATTTGCCCGCAGCAGTATGGGAAGGATATGCGTCTGTACCTATCAGCGCTGTAGATTACAACTGGCGTTATGCTGGCGCCATATCAGTTGATACGGGTTCACCATTGCGATATAACGTAACTGTACAACTAGCAAGCGTGGTGTTATAACAATGGCAACCTTCCCTGATTTAACACCAACAACCAGGATATTTAGCCCAGGTAATTATCCGCAAATATACCAGCAAAGCATTGGCGGTACAGGCGTTGGCTTTAGACGTGGCGCGCTATCGATTGGGAAAACTTTAAGTTTAACATTTGAGTATGTATTAGAGGCAGATGTAAATGCGATTAAAGCACATTATTTCGATAACTATGGAACCTATAATATTTTTAATGTGCCGTCTACAATATGGAGCGGATATGTTACACCGCCGGTAGATTTAAACGGCAATTATGTATGGCGTTATGTATCGCAGCCAGTTATCCAAGATGTAACATGCGAGCGGTTTACAGTTGAGGTGCAGCTTGAATCAGTACCAGCGCAGAACGGCGATTTGATTTATGCAGCAGGATTAGCTAGTGCAAGCCCTACGCGGACTTATATACTGGTAGCAGGTGCCGCAGCAGCAAGCCCTGCGCGCGATTACATTATCTTTGCTAGTGACGCATCATGAGCATTACTCAGACCGCCTTGATGCAGCAGCGGCGTGATACTGCTGCTAACTGGACAAGTGCAAACCCGACGCTGCTAGCAGGCGAGATTGGGATTGAATCGGATACCAGCAAAATAAAACTTGGCACCGGCAGCACAGCTTGGACATCACTGAGCTATACGCCATGGAGCCAGGTAAGCACTTA